AGCGACCAAGGTTTAGCTTTTGTTCAAGGTCTTAAAGAATTAGCCAAAGCATCTGATGAAAGATTGAAGCTTGAAGCTAACAGAGCTATATCAGATCTACCTCTAAAAGGTATAGATGAAACGGTCAATATAATATTTAGACCAAATGCAAATGCAAACATAGAGATATTAAAAAATACTGTTAGTCCTGAAGTATTCACCAGCATACAACAGGCTAGTATGCAGAAGCTTTTATCTAAATCTATAGACATAAATGGCAAGGGCAAAATCACAGATTTATTTAAGGCTGGTAATCTTAAAACAGCATTAGACTCTTATGGTGATGAAACTTTAGAGGCTATGTTTGGAAAAGAGCTTTCACAAGGTTTAAGAAACTTCCAAAGGCAACTAGACACATTAACCAAACAAGAAGCTGGCAGAGGCGGAGCGGCTGGTGGTCTGGTAGCTGCTGGTATTGGTGCTAGCTTGGCTTTAAATCCTATAGCGGTATTACCTTCAGTATTAGGATTAGCAGTAGCTAGAAGATTGTTTGCATCACCAAGTTTTGTTTCTATAGTAGCAAAGACAGACAAAGGATCTATCATGACGGCCTTGGACATGACAGAACAAGCACTAAGACAAACTTTGGTAAGGCAGTTAGGTATGGAAGCTGAAGAAGCAGGAGAAGTTGCTGGTGGGATCATGGATGGTGCTTATGATGCAGCGGGTATAGAAGAATTACTTAACCCTGTAAAAGATTTAATAAAAGATACAATATCAGAAACACAAGATCTGCAACAAGAAGCACAACAGTCTTTAAGAACTACACAGGTCCCAAGTCCTAGTATTCCTTTGCCTGACGTATCAGGGACTCAAATGCCAACGCTAAGTCCTTTATCTGAGGATAGATTAGCATTAGACGAACAATTATTTGGTAGGCCTTCTAGGTTAGGTTAGAAGCCTATTTCGTTACGGTCCATTCCTAAAGGTTTATCTGACAAACATACCCAGTCTTCTTGCGGTATATGTATGTAAGGTTCGTTGTCTTCATCATATGTAGGGTTATCACTTATATTCATTCTTACATCATAAACATGATCTTCTTTCCATTCGTGCATGTATAAACCGTCTGTCATAGCATAAACAATAATAAACGGTACTCCGGTTGCTAATGCAAATGAAGATCCTTTTCTTAGTTTCTTTGTAGATATAATTAACGTATCGTACTTATCAAAAGAAAAGGTGCGGCATTTGACCTCACACCAATAACTTTTTTCTACTGATTCTATCCAGTAATCTAATGAATAACTGACTGGTAACTTATGACAACTAACTCCCCAAAGACCTTCTAAAAATCCAGCTACTCTCTCCTCTCTCTTTTGATCGTCTATTGATTCAAATGATGGTGTTTTCATGTTCACTCCTCAAAGAAGTTAGGATCTACGGCAACAAACCTTTTGGTTGGTCTCCCTTTACCCCCAACTTTAATTTCTATCTCCTGGATTTCTCCAGCATTTTTTAACCGCTCTATTATTTCTTTTACTTCATAAGACTTCATACTTCTAAACAGTTCATGCCTGTCTACCTCTCTTTTAGATATGCCTTCACCATTCCTAGATCTAATGTATGACAATACTTGTTTGATCTTAGACTCTGTTGCAGAACTAGCTACCTTATCCCTACAAGCCTCAATAAACATAAGGTCGTAGTATCTAATGTAATCTATAGCCCATTTGGTTATATCTGCCGTTATTTTTTTTGCATCTGCATTTGAAGCTAACGTACAAAGCAAAGATAACCTCATAGCCTTTTCCTTAGATCTGCTAAGTAATGGTTCTAAGTTATCTTTCTCTAGTATGTCTTGTCGTTTAATTATCTCCCTTGCAAAGTCTTGTAATAGCTCTTCTGATTGCCTATCAAACTCTAATACGGTTTGTGCTATATCAAGCTCTGCGTTATCTCTAGATGCGTCTGATAATGTACCTTTCAATCTACGCACATAATTAACCCAGTTGACCACGTTTGTTGGTGGTTCTGTATATTTCTTTAAATCTCCAACACGTCTTGGTTCGTTAGATTCAACTACTACAAAGCGGTTAAGGAAACCGTCTGCTATCCTTCCGCTATTCAAAGCTCCATAGAAATTCTTAGGTACTGATAATCCAACTAATGTAATAGCTGGCTTATATGTCACCCTGTTCATCATTTTCTCTTTATATTCTTCCTGTACGGCCATCAAAGAGTAATTATCTGGTCGTAGAGTCCCATGACACCTTCCCCAAGCCTCCATAAGCGTCTGTATGCCATCTTCTTTGTTAGTGTTACCCGCATTACTAATTGCCTCTAAACGTTTCCCAAACTCGTCCATAATCGTTATTTGGGTAGGTCTGATCTTCAAAACAGAATGTACGGCTCCGCTAGATGTATATCCATCACCCACAACGAGCTTTTCTTGGTCTGAGGCATTAAGCACAGACTCTATAAATGTCTTGATGTTTTCCTTACCTTGTCCTGACTTTGCAACACCCATAAAGTACATACTTGAAAAGTTATTCATGTTGGTCCGATATAAACGTCCACAGGTCACACTAGCTAATGCCAAAGCTCCAACTAAAGATAGTTCCGGTTGTGGCACTTGTGCAATATCCTCACAGAACTCAAACATGTTCTTCAGTAATCCAGGTGGTGAAAATAGATCTTCTGGTCTTTTTATATTCTCAGTTGATTGTGTAAATAAGGGAGCTATTTGATTTTTTCGATCATGTGTTTTTTTGACGTTATCTACAACAGAATCTATTTCTTTCTGCGGTAAAGGTGGGTTATTGTTCTTGTTCCAGTTCTGTAGGAATACTCTTACAAACTCTAGGTTTACACTCTTAGATATAAGGTATCCAGCTATCCTTGCGGCTCCATCGTTTCTAGACCCCTCCAATACTCCATCTAATGAGAAGGGTGCCGTTTGTTTACTGCTCTCAACTTTGGGTACGCCTGTTATCTGTAAGAATTCTTTTTCGGTAAAGTCTGGAAGATCTGTATGGTCATAGATCTTCCAATCTGGAATCATGACAGGCTTATATACCTGACCATTAGCATGACGGTTGTATGGTGCAATAATAAGGCCACCCACACCACGAATATCAATTAATCTTTCTATAGGAGTTGTGTTTGTTCGTCTTGTAGCGAACGTAGTGTAGTTTTCTGGGTTGTTGTAATAGTAGTGCATACCCTTGCCTGTAATGACCTTAAACGGGCAAGCTGGTAGATTCTTTTCTACCCAATCCATAGCTTCAGGTGAATCTGCATCTACAACAACAAACTTGCCACAGACTAAGGCTACTACTAGGTTATCCCTATCTTTAAACCAAGACTCTACAAGTTCCCTCTCAGGTCTTGTTTCCTTATATTGTTCCCAGCCTTTTAAAAATGGTGGTGGTTTTTTGTTAGATCTTTGTAACGGTACTACATTATATCCATCATCATAATAAGCCAGAGCAATATCCAAGGACGAGTCATCCTCGGTAATATTGAGCTGGAACATGCTATTCCTGCTCTAATATATCCGATATAGATCCGTAGATAGATTCAAAATCTAATCTTCCTTCAGTAGCCCTTATTATTTGTTTGGCTTGTGCTATTGACGGTTGCCTATATCCATACCTCCAGGCTTTGCATGTTGCTTCTGAACAGTTGAAATCTTCTGCGGCTTTTCTATAACCAAGAAATTTAATGTAAACAGGTAACGTGTAATGATCTATTTTTCTTTCTTTGTGATTAGGTTGAACGCCCATCGTATCTAACTCCTTCAATTTATTTGTTGCTAAAGTTTTGGTCCTGAAATAATAATTTGCAAGCCAAGTTGTGTCGATTTGTTTTTTCATATACATCTCCTAAATAATATGATTTACATATTGTAGTTTCACAGGTTATAATTTACAAGTTCATTTTTACACATATATAAGGAGGGTAGATTATGAGCTTAAAAGATAAGATAAAAACACCAGATAAAATGGTGGATCAACAAGGAGCAAAGCTTCTCATTTATGGTCAAGCGGGAGCCGGAAAAACATACTCAACACAAAGTATGCCTGGCAAAGTATTAGTCATAAGTGCGGAGGCTGGATTGCTTTCTATCAAAGATGCACCTAATGTATCTGCTATTGAGGTTTCTAGTATTGAAGATTTAAGAGAAGTTTATGAAGCTCTTTCATCTGGCGAACTATCCTTTGATAGCGTGTGTTTAGACTCAGTTTCAGAGATTTCAGAGATCTTACTGGTACATGAGAAAACAAAAAATAAAGATGGAAGAATGGCTTACCAGAACGTAAGTGAAGCCGTTACGAGTCTTATGAGATCATTTAGGGATTTAGATATGCACGTATTATTTCTTTGCAAAGAAGGTAAAGAAAATAATGATGGCATATTTTTATTTGGTCCTAAAATGGCAAGTAAACCTCTTGGTGAGGCAATAACTTATTTCTTTGATGAAGTCTTAGCATTACGTGTTTATGATGACGTTGATGAAAATGGTGATTCTGTAATTAAGAGGGCTTTACAAACACGAATACATGGAGGTTACACAGCGAAAGATCGTAGCGGTAAACTCGATAAATTCGAGGAACCTAATCTAACTGCCCTAATCGAGAAGTTAGGGTTTTCTATTAATATTGAAAATAAGGAGAGTGCATAATGTCAGACTTTAATGATGTTGATTTTTTCGAAAATGCGGAGCAAATGGAATCGAAAGGTCCCGAGGTTGCTCCAACTGGTGAGTATGAGGCTAAGATAATTGCCGCTGAGAAGTATAAAGCGGATAGCGGTAATTGGACTCAGAAAATAACCTTTCAGATTGATGGTGGTAAATATCGCGACCATAATGAATGGTACAACCTTTGGTCTGCTAATAAGGATTCTAAAAGAATAGCGAGTGAGATATTTAGTCGTCTTGCTATTGTTGTTGGATTTAAGAAGCTACCGGATCTTGCAAAAGATTTTATCGGTAAGCAACTTAGACTTGGTATCAGACAGTATGAAGATACTTGGACAAACAAAGAAGGTGAACAAGTTACATCTAATAAGACTAAAATCATTAAGATGGAACCTTCAGAATTGAAACCAACTTTGGTAGGTGATAAACCTCCCTTCTAAGTGTAGAAAAGAAAAAGGGGCTTTATGCCCCTTTTTTTTGTTTTGATATTTCTTTTGACCATTTGGCTAGCTTTACAGTTTTGCCTAATTCTTCAGGGTATATTCTTTTAACCCATTTCCAAAAATCAGGTAGTCGCATGATACTTAAATTGTACTTTGCTCTACCTTTTTCGTATGCTTTGATTCTTGCTCGTTGAGCTTTTCTTTTAGCGTCCATACTTACATATTCTTTAGATTATCAATAGCCCAGTTAAGATATACAACGGCCTTCTCTAGATCCTGGATGTTAGATCCCTTGTGATCTTCTCTCCATATATATTTAACTGCGTTGCCCTTACAGAAACCTTTGAACTCTTCTGCCGTAAGCATAGATCTCATAGCCTCTATATACTCTATCTCACCCCTAGTATAGTGAGGTGGTTGTTTTACTAAATCTTCACTCATTTTATACCTCCTTACGCTAAACGAATTATTGCTTCGTTAACCTTTTCTGTTTGTTTTTTTTGATTTACATAATATGGGTAAAGAAAATGTCTTCTTATGTAATGTCTTACAGTTTCTTTTCCAAAGTTGGTTACGCCTGGCTTTATATTTATTTCACTCAGAAATTTACCTTGTCGCAATTCATCTCTTATACGATTAAGATTTTTTTCAATTACAAAATTATCGTGACTTACAGCCTCTCTTTGTTTTTCATTAGAATAATCATAAAGATCATGCTCATGTAAATCTCTCAAATAACGCGAAACTAATGGTATTGATCTGTTAATTATTTTAGCTATTTGCTCTAAAGTTTTGCCTGATTTTCTAAGATCTAAAATTTGGTAATGCATAGGTTTTAAATTAATAGAAATATGAAAATTAAATAAAGGATCTAAATCTTCATTCCATCTTTTTAACAAAACTTCTTTTAAAATTTTACTACGAAATTGATATTCTTTAGAAGGTCTAGAATATTGTTTTAAATATAACTTGCGCCATTCAAAGTATTTTAATGTGCCGTAATGTCTTAATCCTATATTTATCTCTTTTATAAGACCTTCCTTTTTTATTTCATTTCTTAATTTTGTTTTTTCTACAGATTCTTCTACATTCAAACCACGTTTTTTTGCCATAAATAAAATTTGTCTTACACGTTCCCTACTAAGCCCATATTTATTTCCAATACTTTGTAGTGTAGAGTCATAATCATTGTTCCATTCATCTAATATTTCTAAGTTTCTTTTTGAAAATACTTTCTTTTTCATTACTCTTCACCCCAGCCTTTTAGATCTACGTTAACTATATTAGGTGAGTTGTATATGGTGGCTTCCTTACCGTTTAATACTGCGTTGTATTCACCCAGCAGATGCTCCAGCTTTAACCAGCCAGATGTCATGTCCTCATGTTTCATCTTGAAGATCTTACTTGCATACGGTTTCTTCTTTTCTTGTGCCACAAAAATAAAGTCAACCACGTTGAACCCAGCCCTTTCATATCCACGTTTATACCAAGCTGCTTGTAGTTCGTATTGGTACTTCCTAATGGATGATGTAAAGCCTCTAACAGAACAATCGGTAGTAGTCTTATAATCAACCAAGATTATAGATTTCGGATCGCTAGATGGATCTAAGGGGTATCTAAGCACATCAGATTTAACTTTCAGTAATAGATCCTTTTCCCACCAAAAGATCGCTCTTTCAAACGGAGAGTTAAATACTTCTGGATATTCACCCTG